TTGGATAAAACCACCAGATTTCGTTCCACGCGCTGTTTACAACTGCGCTTATCTTGCTTCGCTGGTCGCTGTTCATGTCAGAAAAAACGTAATCACCGACCTCGCATGGAACCTCCTGCACACGACCACCTGAGTAAGCAAAGAACGTGCGGCGACCCATCCAGAATACGCCGTTATCAACTGAAGCAGCTGCACCAGCTCCAATTAACCCACAGGAAGTTCCGACACGCTCCACGCCATACACAAACGGCGGACCCTGATACGTCAATGTGTGACTATCCTCCGTCGTTAGGATAAGCGACTGGCCGCGTGTGCGAAGCCCAGCTAAAATAACGCCGTTGGTTTGCAGGTTTATGTCGCCAGCCTCGTTTGTAGCTGCTGGCGTCCAAGTTGTGTTATCTTCACGGTCAGACCACTGCACCCTCCGAGGGTCGCCGCCAGCGCCAAAGCACACAACAAAGCGCTCCTCCGTTACCATAAAGCCAGTGCAACTTGTTGGAGCGTTAGACACCTGCGCCGCAGTTGATGCGACCAAATCCCATTCGTACAGCTTCCCGTCATCCGGCGACATGGCAAGCAGATACTCACCCCAATTATCAAGCGCCCAAACGGTGGCAGGCTGCAATGTGGAGGCATCTTGGCGTGGCACGCCATATTCCTCGAAGCCATAAAAGCTGCCGCCATATCCCGTGTTTACATCCGCACTGACCCGACCAGCCGTCAGGCCAGCGGGGGTAATGTCAGTTACAGTGCCGCCAGCGGTGATGACGTACAGCTTATTGTAAGTTGCAGCGGAAATGTATCTGTTGGCGGTATTATCTTCCCACGCAAGCATGGATCGTGCGGTTCCGCTAATATCAACGGACTTACGCTGCCGCCAGCCGCCCACAGGGCGCAGGGCATCTTCGTGCCAACGAACCAAGTTAACGTCACGCCAGCGGCCTTGCGACATGAGGTCAGTGCCGTTGCGATACTGACCTTTGGGTATTTTGAGCGGGATAAGCGGCATTTACCATGTCTCCCCCATCAAGGTTTCGTAGGCCAGTCAGCGGGGGTCAAGTTAGGCCAATTAGGATTGTTTGTAATATCACGCAATGCCTGTCGATATACCGCCCACGCCGCTTTATCTACAGGAGCATCAGCTACTTGTGTCCAATCAGACTGCGCCAGCAAACCATCACGCTCTGCACGATTTTGTGCGGCAGTGTTATCGTCATATTCCTGAATTTCCTCGGCAGTCTTGTTTGACACCGTCCAGCCGATTGTCCAGTTGCCGCCAACCAGTGTTGGCTGCGCCTCTTGCTCAACCTTTTGGGTGCGCTCGTCGATGTCAGGCTGCGCTGTAAACGCCACAGGGTAAACACCGTATCCCGCTAAGACAGCATCAGGAACTTGCTTAGGGAAAGATGTTCGAGGATTGTCACGGCGCAGTTGCCCTACATTATAGGGGTATGTATCTACGTTACCGTTTGTAATTTTGACCAGCATTGAGGTTATCCTTCTTCAATAGAGGTTGTCATATTGGGGTCTACATTTGTAAACGAGCTAGCTTTAAGTTGCTGAGATGCTGAACCATAAAGCCCATCTGGGGTTTGTGTTGAGTAGCTTGCAGATAAGTCCGTCAGCGATGGCGTTGCTTGATATATAAATGGCCCATAAGTGCCTAAAGCACTGCCATCTGTTGGGATTTTCACTATGAAGCCACTTTGAGTTGATCCACCTGTGCTTGTCGCCTTCTCATATCCCGCTAGATATAAATGTTCCTCATTAGCGTCTAAGCAAATTTTGTGAAAAGTAATGGTGATATCTTCTGATGAAGTTGTTATTTCATTCGCCCAATCAAGGGTTCCATTACTATCAAACTTCATAATGCAAGCATGTTTATTGCCCCTCGCTGCACTAGCTACATATATATTATCGTTACTGTCTACCACCACTTTTGACGGAACTTGAGTATAGTAGCTTGTTCCTGTCATAGGCCTGCGGATTATTCTTGTCCAAATTGGAACTAAAGATGAATTAAGACGCTGCAAAAGAAGGCTATACCTTGCCGATCCAGTGGTGGCTCGCCCAGCAACAACAGCAGTGCTGTCTGACAAGGCCGCTGCTGAAATGTGGTATGTAACCTGTGTTGATGTGGATGTTAAAATTCTCTGAGAACCCGCGCCTGACGAAGTTAGCCTGTAAACCATAGGCCAACTGCCAGTTGTTCCCTTATAGCCAGACCCTACCGTAAAAACATTGCCGTTTGGCGCAACCGCAACATCGTTAGCATTACTAGAGTAACTGGCGTTTTCATAGCGATAATCAACAATAGATGTCCCAGCTGAGTTTACATACCCCCAATTATAACCGTTGGGCGTGCTAAGAGTGCGGTCATGTGCGCCAGCGTAATAAATTTTACTATCATCACTGGATATATCTATTCCGTTAATGGTGTCATACAGAGGGCCATCAATGGCGTTCGCCCAAGTGAGGTTGCCATCGCTATCGTATTTTTGCATCAAGCCCGCTGTGCTATCACCTGAAATGTGCGTAAAATATCCAGCGGCATAAATATTATCATTACTATCAATCTTAACAGAGTTAACATAGTCGCCTGTAGTTGCGCCTGTATCTCCCGACATTACCTCCCAAATAACGTCACCGCTTACATCCACTTTAACTAAAAAGACATCAGCGTTGCCCTGCGCTGACGCATGTGTTGTGAAGCCACCAGCGACAATATCGCCATTTGTGTCAACATCTATGCCAACCAAACTTGTGATAGAACCCGATGTTCCGAATGACAGTATAAAAAAATCAGGCTCACCACCCGCACCCGCAGCCGCTTGAATAAGCTGTTTAGAAGAAATCATATCTTACCCCAGTGCTTGACCCGCTGTGAACCCATACCATGTTGACCCGCCATCGTGCGTGATAAACACAAAGTAATCCACCGCAGATGCAGTTGCAGTCAATGTCGGCGCAGTTGCCGCAGGCCAGTCAACAGAGGCAGGCCATGTAACCGTAAAGCCCGATGCCGATGCGTCCTGAACGATTTTCAACGTAAAGCTAGACACCTTACCAGACGCGGAAGGGTTGCTGAATGTGAATGTCGTATTTTCTGTCAGGGTGTGGCTGAAGTTTGTGCCGTCTTGCAGATCAACAGCTGTCGCATTCGATGATGATGTGACCGCTGTGTATTCCTCAGAAACACCGTTATCAAATGTCACAACCCCGTTTGCGTCTGCGGTGACAGCTTTTGATGCCTCAGTCGTGCCAAGCGTGGTCACGTCCAGATAGTTAATTTCCGCGCCAGTCGCAGTGATTGTAACACCACCAACTTGCCAAGAACCCGCTGTCAGGTTTGGTTGGACTGGTGTTGTGCCGTCAAGCAGATCGTCAACGCTGTCCCAGTTACCGTTTAAGTAACCACCCCAAGCATCTTCATCCCCGCCGACGACTGGCTTATTAAAGCTAAATGTTGTTGTCGTTGTAGGCATTATGCGGCCCTCTCTAAATAATCTGCTTTAGTCCACGCTGTTGTCGGATCGGTGGCATCCAGCCACTTATACCGCGCAGACACCCGTGTGCTTTCTGCTGTTGTTGCAACTTGCGCCTCAAATGGACGTAAGCGGTTCCAGTATAGCGCAACGCTTGATGTTGCGGAAATAGATGCCGACCCTTTTGCGTCATAGCCGCCAGCCGCCGTTACTGTCGATGCGCACGACGCTGACGCTGCTGCATCTTTAATAATCTGACCGCTAACCGATACAGTCGATGCGCAAACCGCGACAGATGCACCGTCAACCTGTGCAGCATCAATGCCATAAAGCAGTGCGCCGAAAGCTAACTTGCCGTATCCGTCACGAAATGTCGTCATCTATCAATCCAATGTTACGTCTAGGTCGCCTGTTGGGATACGGAACACGTCACCATCTGTAATGGACTTCGCAACCGTAAGCGCAGACGCAATTAACATATTGCCACCAGTAGATGCGTCCATGACACCGATCCAGCCGACTGTACCCCAATCCCCGCCAGTGGCAGCTGGGAACTCAACGCCCGCAGTGTTTGATGCCGTGTCGCCAGTGACGCTAAACGTCACCGCAGTGCGCGCGTAGCCGTTGCCAGAAACCTCGGTGCCAGCGGCCCCAGTGTCGGTGGGGTCTGACGTGAACAACCCAACGTACCAGCTGGTCGGGCGCGTGACGCTATCTGCTGTCAGCAGATACTGCAACAGATGCGTTTCGTATGCGTTAGTAAATGACATGGATTTCTCCGTTAGATATATCTGCGGCGGTTATACACCATCACAAGGTTAATAGCTAGTCACGCGCATTCGCAGGCCAGAACCAGCAAAGCGAGTGTCATCCGACGCCTTCTGCATTGACTGCATCGCCGCAGAGTAAAGCGCGGCCCAAGTTTGCGTTCTAGCGTCATCATTTAAGTATGGTGCAGCCTGAATTAGCGAGCCATACAGGTAAATGTCAGGCGCGTCAGTCAAAAGCCAGTTAGTTGTATTACTATCGCTCAACGCAGGCGTCTTGGCGTAATACTGAAGCTGCATTTGATACTCAGCGGCAGGCGTTGGGAAAACTTCAATGGTATCGCCAATGTTTGCGTAAAACTTTGGAATGCCAGCAATGTTAGACGTGTTCTGACGATACTCAAGCATGTCATC